TTATTGTGTTTCCATTCACCAATTTGCTCTGTAGTATTAGCTTCAAAAATTTGTATCGCAGCTGGATCGCCGCCAGTTCCTAAAGAAGGATCAAGGCCTACACAGTACATTTTACCTGCTTGTGGTTGTTTATACCACCGTACTTGTGCTGTGCGATGCGTAGGCTCAATACCTTCTAAATCTATCAATTTTGCAGGTGCTATTAAAGTTTCATCATTAATAATGAATTCACAATTAGAACACAGAATGTCGTTAGCGTAAAATCGGCGATTTTTTTCAACATTTAACAAGTCATAAACTTGTTCTGTTCCATCAAGTTTGACACTAACTACTCGTTGTATTCCTGTATTGGTATGAATTTCCATACCCGGTCGCAATTTTTTTACAGCTAGTTTTGATAACAAAGGTGTAAATATATCATGGTCTAGTGTTGCTTTAATAGTTGTATTTGTTAGTTGCAATTCAGCAATTTGTCGCATACCTTTATTGAGTACACCTTCAAATTTACTCCAACCTGTATCGGTTAATACTTCCAATCCTAATTTATTTTCTACTAAGTCTGCCACGAGTCCATCCTTCTGGCTCTTCGCCTATAGTGTAATATTTTTCATATGTGGCATTATTAAACCATCTTTTATTTTTTGCTGCGCCCACACTACCTTTTTTGCCTTCACTTATTTTTTTGTTGCGTTTAGGATCAGCATAAACTAATCTCATCTTATCTTTATGTTCTTCAGTTTCTCGCATTAATTCTTTAGTTCTTCGTTCTTCTGCTGACCATACTGTCCCTTTTTTACGACCTCCAACACCAGGCCGTTTTGCTCCACGATTTGGTGCTGCTTTGCCGTACATAGGATTTTTTTCACCTCTCATACCTTCCGATTGTAATGTATGAATAATCTCTGCTGTATCCATTAACCCCGCTAACCCTTTCCAAGCTAATTTATCTTCTAAATACCCATATTGTTCATACAGAGTTTTATGTGCTTCTGCATGTTCTTCTACAGTAAGCTTTATTAAATTACTGGGTTCGTTTGTTCCACCAGCATGACGAGGTATAATATGATGATTGTGAGTTATATGTTTACGCATATCATTATTTAGTTTATTATGTATAACACTTTAAAATTGTTTCAAGTTCACCAATAGTACTAGTGAACACTTTCCCTGATTTATCTCGTAATGTTAGCAATGCTTCGCTGCCCAAACAATCCATTTCCCTACGGAATTGATCTTCGCCTAATTGTGCTCGCATAGATTGGGCCCATGCATCATCTCTATCAGGATGCTCTCGCCAATAGCTACGAAATGCTTTGAATCCGTTTATACCTAAATCTTGTGGATTACCATGACTATCTTCTAATTTATTGGCGCCTTTCCACAATAACGCAAATTGATCTTCGTCGCTGTTAGGCGTAGAGGTAATGATTGCTGATCCACCAGTTGCTAGCGTTGGACTGATTGAAGCCCAGAATTCCTGAGCTACATTAGGGCGCACATATGCGAATTCATCGCAATATAATAATGATATAGACATACCACGACCAGTATTTTCAGTGGTGGTAGCCGACACAATACGACTTCCATTTTCAAAATCTATTGAGCCAAGATTGTAATTAGTGGCTCCCGCGCGTATGTGATCTGGACAAAGTTCGTATGCGAAACGAATACGCTTCATAATCTCTTGTGAACCGTCAAACTTATGGGCAGCAACTAGAACTGTTGAGTCTGGTATAAACATCGCATACCACAGTAAGTATCCAGCGGCTGAGGTTGATTTGCCAGTCTGTCGAGGCATCATGGCTATTGAGTAACGATAGTTATGATAGGTGTCAATTAACCGTACTTGATATTCAAATGGCTTGTATAATATTCTTCCGCCAACTGTCTGTTGTATATAGAAGAAATTACGCATAAAGTATTCTGGACCAGTCACTGGATCAGCACACGCAGCAAATTCTTGAAGTTGTTGTTCTGTGTATACTTGTTGTTTATATGGCGCTTTCGCCAGTGAATGTGAATCAAAACCCATGTTGTATTTACTTTAAAATGTGTTACTTTTTAGGAAACAGCGCATACCATGCCGGAGTTCCAGGTTGTATTCCTGTCGATTTTGCATATTCAAGCTCAGGCGATATTTTAGCCTTTTGTCTTTCTGCTGTAATTCTGTTGTATTCAGCTAACTTTGCTTGACTACCTAATCCACCCATGTGACTGGCAATCAATAATTGATAAACAGGATCATCTGGCTCAAGATAACAATCATCATCGCTGGATTGAGTTAGATTTTGTGTTGTAATTCTGTATTGTTTAGTCATCGGTTGCATTTACACCACATTTAGCATGTTTTGATTGAATTAATTTAGCAAAATCAACTGTCCATTCTTTACCAGGAGCTAGTTCTATCATAGTTGTAGGAAAAGTATATTTAACACCAGCTGTCTGCATTATTTGTGCTACTGAAACACGAAACTTAGTTAGGTCATTCCCAAGATTAGGATATGGTGCTACATGTGGGAATTTCCAACCCGCAACTTCATTAGTTTGATTATTAATAACAATTTTATAAAAACCATGAGGAACAACTACACCTTTTCCAATAGTTTTATCACTTTGATTGTATAGTCCACCTGAAATGATTGTATATGATTGATTATGTTGAATAACCCATCCCCGTACTGAAGTTTCAAGTAATTTCCAAATTCCACGATTAAATGAAGCAGCTTGCGGACTCATGTTAGTCATTAAAAATGATTCATTTTGTACTTGTGTATCCCAAGACATATCACCATCGGGTGCCATATGTCCTTTATCATAATTTGTTCCCGCATAATCTGCTGGGGTAGCACCATTTAAAATAGATTGATCAGCAGCAAATGCGTTAGATCTAGCAACACATCCTAATGAATTTAGAGGTGTGAGTTTATACATTACAAATTCAGGTATTTTAGCAGCGGCATCATAGCCAACTAGATATGCTTGACGACAAATAAACTGTATTGATTTGATACTTTCTGGAAATCCATATTGAGCATATACTTGACATGTTCGAATAGGATTAGGAACACGCTGATTCCATGCAAATACAGTAGATGATAATATCGATAGTAATAATACAACAAATATTTTTTTCATTTATCTTCTTTTGTAACCTTTAAATGCTGTTACCGGACTAACTTTTTCTACGTCTGGCATTTCTTCGCTGTGTTGAGTAGCAATACGAACACAATCACTTGAACTCATACCCATTGATTGTAGAGCATCATCAATCCATTCTTCAACATTAGGATCATAGCTAACTACAATTTCATTTTCACCAAAAATACTTTCTTTTTCGTAATCTGGAACACCGTCTTTTTTGCGTTGAGCACGACCTTTTGCCCCTGCAATTGCTACACCAAAACGGTATTGTTTATAAGGATCATTATTCTGTAACTTAGGAATTTTGAATGCGCCTGGCAGTGCTAGTGCTACATCTTGCGTAATACTGCCAGTACGCCCTTGGGCATCTTCAGAGATAAATTCTTTTGCTCTCATCGTCTTTTATAACCCTTAAATCCTGTAACTGGACTTACTTTATGTACATGATTTGGTTCTATTGATCTATGATCTGATACCATGTGATGCACATTAGATGGCACCGTATTAAATGCCGCCTTTAACATATTATGTTCTTCTTTTGTGTATGGATGAGCTGTATTATATTTTTCGTTCCAACTGGATTCATTAGCATCTTTAATAGCAGCGGTAGACTTACCATCAGCCATAGCAGCAGCCATCATTATACGATTAAGATGATATGTTCTATCTACACCGTTATCCCTAAAGTTATAGGCACCGGGCATAGCATCATTATGATCAGAATGTAATTTAGCTGTACTTTCAACTATGAATTCATGGGCTCGCATGATTAGCCTTGCCCGTTTACACCAGCTGTCGCAGATGAAGCAGTTCCTAATTCACGAGCTGTGAAATTAGCACCCGTAATAGTTAAATAGTTGCCTGCTCCAACATAAATTTGTTGACGAGAGTTTACAGAAACTTGAGGAGCAGCAGAATATAAATTACCATTTGGTGGTGTCGTTACGGTAAACATATTAGTAGCATTTGCCGTAGCATTAGCACTTATTGTTACACTAGTAAATGGAATCTGTGAAGCTATAGTTGCTCCACCTGGAATTCCTGTGCCAGAAATTGTGCTGCCAACTGGTAATGCCATTGATGCACTAGTAGTGACAACATTACTAAGGTTGGCAGTGGTGCCACTAAATGTGATCTGTGGTGGCAAAGCAACCTGATAAACGTTATATGTTACAGCAGTATTGCCCGTAACAATTTCACATTTATCAGTATACCACTTTGCGTTTGCTACCGTGGTGTAAACATTTGCTTGTGCCATTTATACTTCCTTATTTTCTATCGCTTTGATAGTTTTGTATAAATCTGTCATGCGTTGACCTTCCGATACATGACTATGTAAGCGATTTACTTGACTTGCTACGACAGGAACAGTAGATTGTCCAGTTGATTTTTTGTCATTTAATCCACCGCTATATTGCATTTCATCGTTAGAATATTCTTGATTGCTAGGATAATCTGGTGCGTTATTGCTGATATCAATATTAGCTAAACCAGCCAATTCCATCATTCTTTGATGACCGCTCATATCTTCATCAGTTTCTTCTGGTGCACCTGTTTTCCTATCAAGAAAACGTCCACCTGCTGTGCCTAATGCAGCTCCCGCTGATCCGCCTGATATACCACCGGCTACTGCTCCAAGTGGACCACCCGCAGCAAACCCGCCTAGGCCACCAGCAATAGTACCACCTATACGACCAATTGTAGATCCGGCATCTTTGAAACTAGTCTCTTCATCCATATCACTCTCAAACTGATCGCTACGAGTGCGCTCGTCACTGTCATAATGATTCTGTGGACCATCATCTATATCATCAACGTTGCCGTCATAATCATCATCTTGCTCATAGTCTGGATCATGTTGTTTTGCTTCGCCTATTTCATCACACTGACAAGGAACGCCGCCACATGAATCACACGGTTCTTCACCGCCATGCTCATGTCCAGCTTCTTCGCCATGGCTAACACCCATGCTGTGTAACATTTCTTTGATACGAGCAACATCGTCGCCTGTTACATTAATAGTAATGTTTTCTTGCTCTTCACCATCATCACTTTTATTTGAATTAGTAGTAACATTTACATCTTCCTTGAGCAAGTTTTCATATTTGCGTTCCCATGAATCATAAATGCCTTTTCCAACGCCATTACCACCAGAAGATTTTTTAGCGGGTGCTGTAGAAACTGAACCTGAAGTTGTTGTTTCTTCAACTTTTTCTTCTTTCTTAACTTTCTTTTTGCCGCCTTTTTCATCTTTGCCTAAACGGCCAGCAACAACGTCACCCTGTGTTACTTTGTCATATGGCTTAGCATTATTCGCTAAATTACCATCACCTTTGCCTTCTTCAGTTTTCTTAGCTGGTTTAGCTTTTGATTTATCTGCTGGTTTAGCTGCTGGTTTAGCTGCTGGTTTAGCTGATGATTTAGATTTATTGGCTTTGATAGCTTTGTCTACTGATCCAGCATGTTCTTCTGGACCTGTTTCAATTTTGCCATCACCATCATAGTCTTTCTTAGCTTTTTTGACTGCTGATGCTACGCCACCTATTTTTTTAGCAGCTTTAACAAAACTGCCCATGCCGCCTTTTACGCCTTCCATGTCAACTTCACGACCTTCATCAGCCATCGCGTGACCGCAATGTGGACATGTAGCACTGCCTTCATCCATATCTTTTTTGCGTGAATTCATCTTTGCTTTTGATAC